TTACCCCTGTCTAATCTCGATTTTCCAGCCCTGCTTTTCGGGCGGCAGCGGTGCGCTCTCTTTGTCGTGGTTCCAATGCCGGTCAACGTTGCACAGCTCCAAAAAGCCATCTTTCAGGCGGTAACAGGCTTCTTCATCCGGGGCAGTATGGCAGCAGGGGCATTGAAAGCTCTCGTTTTCCTCGCTGTCTCTCCATAGCTGCCAGTCATAGACAACAAAAGTCTTTTTGCAGTTCGGGCAGGTCAGATGCATTTCCAGCATGATTTTACGCTCCTTCGTTCTTGTTGAAAATAAGACGGTCAAGGCTGTATGCAACGCTGTCTATTGTATGGTTCTCCGCGTCTGGCACACTGGGCAGAAAATTGCCGTCCTTGTCCGTGTCGTACTCATATTGTGAAAACTCACGGTAGATGTTGGGCGTGCGCCGGGGGTCAACTACAAGCGTCCGCTTTTGCAGCCACTTGATGCGGTAGTTTACACAGCCGGGGTGCTTGGTGCAGGGACGCGCCTGCAAGCCGTATGTGCGTAGGTCTGTAATGCTCTTGGGTTCGGCACAGTCGCAGTAAATAACCTGTTCCGGGGCCGTTTCTGCGCCTGTGATGGGGTTCTTTCTGGTTTCTCCCACATGGTCAAGGCCGTGCGCCCTGATCTCGGCGGCAAGGGCTTCATTTGACAGGCCGCGCTTGTAAATTTCATCTGCAAAATAGATGGTTTCGGTGCTGCGGTCGTAGTACAGCGCCACAACGGCGGCAGGGTCAGACGCAAAACCGAAATCACAGCCAACATAGCGGTAACACTGCATTGCAAGCTCTTCGTCCGCGATCTCTCGCACTTCCAGCGTGGTGAACACCTCGCCGCCGCTGCCTGTAGGGATGCCCAGATACTCATGATCGTACACTTTGGGATTCAGAGCTTGGATGCGCTGCGCTTCGTTCAGAAACACCTCTCCCAGCCATTCAGGCGGCACCTGGGTGTAATCCGTGTGCAGGGTCAATGCTTCCTCGTTGGGCTGCTGGATGAACTTATTTGCCCAGTTGTTCAGGGACACAGGCGGGTTGAAGCTGCGGAACACCACAGGCTTACCGCCACGGCCCACGGACTGCATCACGCTGCGGACAAAGTTTTCTCCGGGCAGCTCGGAAAATTCCTCGAACCACACCCACCGGAAAAAGCCCTTTGCAGGCTTGATAGACTTGATCTTGCTGTTATCGTCCAGCCCGCGAAAGATGATCTGTGCGCCGGTGGGCAGGTAGGTGCAGCGCATGGGCGACACGGTGCAGGCCCACAGGTCAGACACGCCCAGCGCGTCAATAGCCCATTGGATTTGTGCAAACACGGATTCCCTCAAGGTGCTGCCCCACCGCCTGAACACCACAGCAGAGCCGGTGCCGGTGGGGTCTTTCTGGATGCCGTCCACGATCTCCAACGACACAAAGGACGATTTGCAGGAGCCGCGCCCACCGGGAAGATTGTAGTAGGTGTGTGCGTCGGCTGCTATATCCGCGTGGATAGCGTGGTATACAGCCGCTTCGTGCTCGGTGGGGTCGATGCCCTGCACGCGCTCAAACGTGGCAGCTCTGGCCGCTTTCCGGGCCTGTAGTGCCCGGATGCGCTTTTCCAGTCGGTCAAGCTCCATTCGCTTCCACCTCGTTCAGCAGCTTTTCCAGCTCTGCCAGCTTCTTCTGCTGTTCGTCAATGCGGATGCAGTTTAGAACGCTGTTGCAGCAATTTGTGATAGCTGTTGCCCGCTGCGGGTCGATCTGGTTATTCAGCAGCATATTTGCGATCTTGGACAGCGTGCGGCGTACCTCTGCGGGAGTTGAAAGTTTGATCTTCAAATATACTCACCTCGATACAAAAAGGGCGCACAGGTTGCCCCATGCGCCCAGATGATGCCATATCAGGCGATTGCCTGATAATAGATGCCCTTTGCCTTGTTTTCCAGAACAAACGCGTCGTAGTAAATACGGCCCTCCACCAGACTGCCGGACAGGAAAGGCGGGTCAAGGTGAATCTTGTACTCTGCCAGTTTGACCGGGGCCACGGTAGCCACGGGATGCGCGATCATAAAGCCGAACTTCTCAGGCAGGCGGTTGGACGCGATCTTGACCACGTTCAGGCCGTCCAGCTGGGCAATAACGCCCTTCTTGCGCAGTTCTGCACCGATGTCCTGATTGTCGAAGGTGGCCTTGGACTGCTTCAGGAGCGTGTAGGCGGTGGGTGTCAGAATGAGCACGCGGTCAGATGCGGGGACCTCTGCATCATCCATCTGGGCGTTTGCCGTGATGATCTCGGTATAGATGTTCTCAGCGCTCAGGGCCTTTGCATCGGGCAGGATACCAGCTTTAGCGGCCATCACACTGTAAACGTAGGCGTCGATCTCCGGGAACACCTTTTCACGCTGCTGGCGTGCCAGAGCGCTGGCTGCCGCAACCTGCATCTTGGTTTCGTCCGTGTCCATTTTGTCCACCTCGAAAGTGAACGAACGATCTTTGTTGATCGTGAATGTCTCGGTGGCAGCTTGCAGGGTGCTGATCGTGCCGTACTGGCTTTTGTTTCCCTCGAGAATGGGGCCGTTGCGGTTGAAGTCCTCCATCTCGGTGGACTGCATCTTATACAGCTTGATGGTCTTTGCGCCGTCAAAGCTGAAATCCTTGTTGGTTACAAGGCTGGTCTTGCTCTCGGAGTAAAACTGTTCGTCTGTATATGCCTGGAACTGGGTTGCTAACTCAATAGCCATTTATAGATCCTCTTTCAGTTGTTCAGACCGAAAGCCCGCTTCAACTCAGCGTCTTTGTCTTTGCCCTGAGAAAGCCACATCGGCGGGGTGTCCACCTTTGCGCCGGTGGTCGTCTTAGTGACAGTATAGCCGCCATCGGTGACGCTCTGCACCGCCTTTACAGCAGTCTTGAACGCTTCCGGGTCGCTGGTGTCCAGCTTATCCAGCAGCGCCGTGCTGATATGGTTATCAGTCAGATACTGCTTGCAGGCTTCCCGGGCTTCCCACTGGTTGAAGCGCTGGCTTTTGGCTTCCAACGCTTCCTCGCGGGCTTTCAGGTCTTTTTCTCGTGCGTCAAGGTCGCCCACGCGCTCGGCACTCTTGGAGCGCTCACGGGCAAGCCGATCTGCAACGATGGTGTTTACTTCGTCTTGGGTAAAAGTCCGCTCAGAGCCGTTGTTTTCGGCCTGCTGGGCGGTGCTGGGGGTAGTGGTGGGATTCTCCATTGATAGCACCTCATTTTCCGTATGAGTAGACGTAAAAAGCAGCAGGCGGCAAACCTTATGCCGCGCATGGTGCACCGGGGAAAGGAAAAGCCCGGTGCAAGGGGTATGTCCGCTCCTGCAATGCTGGGCGCTCTGATCGTGGGTCATGGCACACCCACAGCCAGACCGTGCAGCAAAGAGCAGTCAGGAGCCGGACGGCGCTATAAACCGCCTGCTATGCTCAGTATACCACATTTTGTTGTAAAATGCAAATATAATGCTATGAGATGTCAATTTGTTGCTACATTGTGTTTCTGCTGGGACAACTGTAAACTGTATGCGCCGTAGCTCATGCCCATAGCGTCAGCCATAGCGGCCACTTCGCCCAGTGACAGCCGTTCGCCGTGTTCCAGATGATATGCAGCCCATGCCAGAGTACGGACGCGGGCCCGTTCCTTTTCGTCCTGGGCTTCCCATGCTGCACATTCAAGGCAGCGGCTTTCATTGGCAAAATGCCACATCACAGCGCCGCACACAGGGCACTTCTTGAGCTTCGTTTTCGTCATGGTATAGAATGACCTCCGGCAAATAAAAAGAGCGCACAGCGGCTTGCTGGGCCGTCATACGCTCTCAGGGGTGGGGGTGGCGCTATGTACTCAACGCACCACCGTTAAAATTTACTATTTGTAATGGTTCAAAAGAGCGTCTGTATCATGCTGCTATTGTACCATAAAACGGACTTAACTGCAAGAATTCGGCCTTGCAATGTCACTCTTCGGCTTCTTCTTTCTCGTAGTTGTCCAGCCATGCTTCCACAGTAGGAATATTCATCGGCGGCGGGGCAACAACGGTGTTGGTCGCTGCATCTGCGATAAAGAAAGTGAAAGTGTGCTCGTCAAAACGGACGTCCAGACCAAAAGTATGGGCACGCTTCATCTGCTCAATAAGCCGGATCATCTCTCGCTGTTCGTCCTCGTCCAGCTTCTCAAAAGCCACGCACAGGACTTCTAAAGATTCTTCTCTCGTCATGTTGCAAGCCCCCTTACCGGATGCCGCTGAACCACATCACAGCGGCACCCACGAAGAACATCAGCGCCACAGGGGCGACACAAGAAAATTGATAAGCGGTGTAACCAAACATTGAAAATCCCTCTTCTTTCTGCTAAAATGAGGGCGGGAAACATTACTGCAATGCGTTGTCCCGCCATTTGCCGCCCGTCCCTGTTGGCGCAGGGAAAGGCGGCCTCGTTGTTTGTCGGCGGTCCTGGGGGCTTACTTCTTGGGCAGGTCGTTCACCTCAACGGACAGAACAGGCACACCGCCGGTGGTCACTTTCGGAGTGATAACCAGCTCCATGCTGGGTTCTTTGGCGTGCTGCTCATCCTGAAACAGCAGAACAATGCCCTCGCTGGGGTCACACCCATCTTCCTCATGCAGCGGCTTCAGCAGGCCGAAGTAGTCGGGCAGCATCGAAGAAATAGAGTCAGTGTCAAGATCAGAATCCGGGTCAAAGCCGGGCGTATATGTATAGTTGATAGTGGGCAGCCCCAGAGCATCGCGCACCATCACAGGCCAGCCCATAGCCATACGGAAAGCATTCAGCTGCGCCGCGTCTGCACACTTCCGCGCCAGCTCTGCCAGCGTAACAACCGCCTGCCCATCAACTGCCAGCTGTTCCGCTGCTTCCAAAAAGTCAGCGTATGCACGGTGAAACTCTGCACTGTTCTCATAGCGGATAAGATCGTCCATCTTAACGATCTCATTGGCAGCGCACTGGGTATCGTTGACGGTCTGGGGCTGCTGTTCTTCGTCACAGATGAACGTGCCGATCACAGAGCCGTCCGGGGTAATGGTCAGCAGGTCGGAGTAGCCCTCGTAGGCACTTTCAAAGGTCAACAGGGTGTTGCCCTTCTCATTGCGGGATGCATTCAGCAGCTTCTCGCCGTTCAGGCACTCGCCGATGGTGTCAACGCTGGTGGTGTTGAAAAAATGCTTCATTTCGTTCATGGTAAAATCCTTCCTGTGCCCGTACTGGGCACGATCAAAATATCAACGCGCTCTTTTTTGAGCGGGTCGGCTTAGTTGGTGCGGGTCATACGCTCCACATAGACCCAGATCAGGCGCAGTTTGCGCAGGTCTGCTTTTTGCAGCAGCTTCACAATGGCTTCAACGTAGCTGCTGCGGTCGGTGTTCTCGTTCACAAAATCACCCCCTCACGCGCTCTTGCTGCTGTCGCTGATCTGGGCGGCAGGCTGGGTGCCCTGCGTCAGCTGGGGCGCTGCCTTTGGGGTCTGCAGGGCTTTTGCCGGGGCTTTTTTAATTGCCTGCATGAATGCCGGGCGATAGATGCGATTCATCTCGCTCACGCTGGTATCACGGGATGCAAGCAAACTGCGCATTGCGGACGGATTGCCGTAGAGCTTGCGCACAGCTTCCGGCAGAGCGTTAAATACATCCCATGCCCGCGCAAGGCATTTTTCCCGGCTGTTTTCTTCGTCCAGATTTCCACCGTTCCGGGCGCACTCTAGCTCGCTGTCAATCCGTTTGGCCGCTGCCAGAGTGCTTACCCACATCTGTTCCGGGGACGGCAGCGCGTCAAGCTGGATGTCCCGCACAGCTTCCTGCCAGTCAGCAAGGAACTGTTTCGGATGGCGGCAATTACCCAGTGCAGCATAGAAAGCTGCTTCGGCAATATCATCCGGCACAGTGCCCAGATTGGCCGTGTAGGCTTTCAGCTGAGCGGTTATAGTTTCATCAGAAAGGTGCTGCTCGAAGTAGTCCATGCGGGTCTGCATCAGTTCTTTTACCTTTTCAAGGGTCATTTTGTATCACGCTCCATTCTTTCGCTTGAGATTTTCGATTATTCGGCTGATCTGGTCGCCAGCGCTTTCAAACTCTGGCACGGTGCTGGGTGGCTTGTCCTTATCCAGCGGGTAAAATTTCAGCCAGCCCTGCCGCGTGGCCTGCTTGACCACCTCTGTCCATTCACAGCGGTGAAATTCTTCATCCAGCTGCTGGCACAAGCTGCGCCGCATGGTATCGGTTAGGCTCTTGCGCTTCTCGCGCCTCATGCTGTCATAATCCTGAAGAGCTTGCAGCAGCTCCCCGTCACCATCGGCAAAGGTTGTGAAAACATCCGCCGGGGGAGTATCAGGCTCGCCAGCCACGGCAGCGGCGTTGCTCTCCTGTTCTAACCTACACTTCTCTACACTATCCTTCACTATACTATACTGCGGTTCCTGCTGGTTTCCGTTTTGGTTCCTGATTGGTTCCGAAATGGTTCCATTGTCAGAAAGGATGTAACGCTTTGATGCTGATTCTTTCAGCAGTGCAAGCTCGTTTTGAAACATAGTCTTGCGGTAACGGTCACTCTTGAGCGTGTTGTTTACCTTCCAGTCAGTCACAACAAGCACACCAGAACTGAACGAAATCACATAACCAGCGGCTTCCAACTGCTTCAAATCGCCGGTAGTGCATCCGATGGTGCGCACGATGGTGCGGGGGCTTGAAACAAACCCGTCATCATCGGCACGCATACCCAAATGAAAGTAGAGCGCCTGCGTTTTGGGCGGTAGGTCAAGAAAAGCGTCGGTTTCCACCACGTCCACCGAAAACATTCTTTTATTTGCCATTATGCGCCCTTCTTGTTTGGCAGTGGTTCGAAGAAAAACTCTCCGATCTGCTCCCGTGGGATGTCCAGCACAGCGGCCACGCGGCTGATTTCTGAACTTGTCCACGGCTGCTTGCCCTGCATCCGGGCCGTCATGGTGCTTTTTGCCATGCCTGCGGCCTGTGCAACATCGCCCTGCCGCATCTCCAT